GCAAGTGACGTACTTTTGAAAAGCGTAACGCCGGACAAGGTGTACCAATATCTGTTTGAGCGGTATCCAGATTCCTATGGTTTTGGAAAGTACACCACTTTTACACATGTCGATAGTAGATCGCTGAAAGCACGATGGGAAATAAAAGGATAGTAGATATGCGGAGCGGAGAAAAGGCGAGGTGGACAATCTGTTGACAGCATTTAGACGGCATCACCGATAAGTCCTTGATCTATAAGAGAGTCATACCTAAAACAAGTATGATGCATGGTATCTTTAACTCTTATAAATCAATGACTTAGGGTGGGTTAATTCAAGCATATACGCTGTATGTACGCTAGGTATACGCCTCGTTTGACAGCATTTGGGCAGTGTCCCACCTCTTCATCATCTTGCCACCATTATCATCTGACTCTACAGGAATAAATTTGGCGTAAGTCTTGGCGGTGAATGCCCAGTCACTATGCCCCATCTGTTGGGATACCCACATAGGATGCTCTCCCGCACTTAGCATTTGAGAGCAGAAGGTATGTCTCATTTGATAAGGCACCCGGTAGCGAACACCTGCCTTCTTCAATACTGTACCCCATTTTTTATGAAGGGAGTTTGAACTTTTCCACCGAGTTGGCGCTGTCTTTTTTGCGTCCCATCCCGTTGAGCCAATCGGTTCTTGAAAAACTTCCTTACCCTTTAAGTATGTTAATGCCTTCTGAGACTTCAAGACTGCAAGAGCAGGGGGAAGTAGGTCAACTGACCGCGTACCTGCGGAGGTCTTAGTGTCTTGCATCTCCGTAGAGTGGTGAGTCAGTGAATGGCAAACGTGGATGGTATGTGTGATAAAGTCAACATCACTCCACGATAGCGCAAATAACTCTGATGGCCTCAGTCCCGTCCAAAAGCCAAACTCAACCAAAGCTTTTAGTTGCCCAGTTGCCGCAGACACTATGGCGTTGATTTCTTCTATGGAAAAAGGATCAATACTTTCCTTGGTAACTTTCTTTTCAAAGAAACTACGGCCCAACTTTCTCCCATATAGGGGGTTGCTAGGAATGACATCATCATCCACAGCTTCATTCAACGTCTGTCTAAGCACTGTTAGGATTGCGTTTGATCTGGTGCGGGTTGGATTAAAAGAGCGAAGGCACTCTTTGATATCCCCCCATGTTAATTCATGTATGGGAATCTGCCCTAGTGTTGGAGAAATTACCGCTTTCACAATCCGTGTGTAGTTGTACTTTGTAGATGGCGCGAGGTCTGTTCTTTCTAGAAATCTTGATAAGTAGAAATCTAGTGCGGCAGTCTTAACCTCTGCCCTAGCGCGTTTGGAATTAGGAAAAAAGTCTGCGTAAACGAACGTCCCTCGCTCAATTGCATCCAATACACTCGCTCTTCTTTGTTGTGCCTTCTTGAACCCCGCCTTAGTCGGTGGGATTGCGAGTCGTTCACGGCAACGCTGACCGTGGAACGAAAACGATATTTCTATCGATGCTTCCGATGCCTTACGACACCCTTTGTATTTTGGCTCACCCATGCCTCATACTCCTCTAGATCAATGTGTACCCGCCCATCAGGTGACTTAACAGTGAACTGCCACGCACCTGTGGACACCTTGTCTCTGATAGCACGTTCTGAATACCCCGTGAGGTCTGCCATCTTCTTAATTAAAACATATCTGATCACACTTTTGGTCCTGTGAGGTCGATAATTTCGGTTTGTGTGAGCAGCATACTAGTCGGCTTGATTAATTGGTTCGGCCTCAGTATCGATAAAGCATGGTGTGCCTTCCCCTACCCAGGCACCTATCTGGTTAAAGTAAAAGTGTTCCAGCGCCTGGTCCTCGGTCATGTCTTCCGACGCTAACTTTGCCAAGACCTTGCGCTTGTCGTAAGCGATGATCTCTTCCTGGCCAAAGCGCTCACAGGTTCCGATAACGCAGTCATCGAATCCATCCATCTTGAGCATTTGGTAAGCATCTTCACTCATCCCAGCCCCTCCGTAACTTCCAGCTCAAAAACATCATCATCAAATCGACTCAAAGACCCACGCGTGTAAACGCCGATCAATTGATTTCCCAGCCCATGCTGGGCACAGGCTATCAGCTTTGTTGAAATTACGGTCGCCGCAAAGAAAACCTCAAACGTTGAGTATCGATCCGCATAATTTGGATGAGCTTTGTCGATGGCAAAAACGGCTATCGGCGATGCCTTGGTTGCAATTTTGATGCGGGCTTTGATAAATACTTTTGTCATGACAGTCATGCTTCACTCTCCTTGACCTCGACATTTTCGTATTCTGGGGTGCCAATATTTTTAGGTGTGTGCATCTTCATCAGCCTCTTTTTGTAAAACTCACCCTTGCCTAAATTTTCAAACTTAACCAACGTCTTTTCTTCCTCAGTCATATCATCGGTAATACCTTTTGTGTCGAAGCGCCAGGTATACTTCATATCGTTTCCCTTCAAGTACCCTATAAACTGCTCCCTGGGCATAGATGCTTCAATTGCATCAATACATTCAATATCGCCCTGCGTGTAATGCGCTGGATGATTAATACGCTCCAATGCTTTATCAAAGTCTGTCTTTTTCCGCATTCTGACTGTGTTACTCATCCCAATCTATCCCCTTATCTTCAAATAATGTTTCAATAATAAGGGCGGCCAGCCCTATCACAATAAAAATCGGCGCTAAAAATAATCCAACCAGCCACCCCAGAACACTCACAGGATGCCCACCTTTCGCCACAACTCAACTTCTGCGGCTCTGGCGATCAAGGACTTACTGATAACCAACAGGGGCTTGCGTCTGTCCTCCATTCTGGGTAAATAATAATCTGTGTTGTCGTTCCAAAGATCAATAAGCGATGGCTCGCTGATATTGGGAGGGACCGCGCCAAAACCAAGTTTCTTACATATGCGCTTAAAATCGACTGGGCTGCGCGGGCTATCAAAGTGCCGTCCCTTCTTTTTGCGTCCCATCTTTTTGCTTTGCTCTAACATGATGCCCTCTAGTTAAATTAAGTGCGCCGGATCAACGCTCACCCCGAAAAAGGGAAAATATAAACCCTTCCGAAGTAGGGTGTTAGCGCCTCCGACTGCGGCCGTTTTGCTATGAAACTCCCACCCTCCGCTGGGAAGCCCCCGATTACACACCATTGCCTTCACCAAAAAAGACGGCGCAACCTGTCGAGGTCAGGTGTTAAAGTTGTACTTCACAATTGATGCAAATTTATCTTTCGTATCTACAGTAACGGTGTCCGGCCAGCGCAGTTTTGATGTCTGATCGAGCGCCATTCCAACCGAATAAGGGATGGGGGAATCGATGCGTTTTTCCCACCAGCGCAAAGCCTTCTTCCACGCATAGCCTTGATGCTCTAGGCATATCCATTCGCTTGCTATTCTCCTTAAACCCGAATAATAATCTACCCGGAGACTTGGAGTTTTACCCTGTTTAGAATGCCGAGAGTAAGTGATATCGGTAACCGGATAAGTTCGGAACTCGCTGTGTCCTTCGTCTAAAATAGACAGCCCCGACGCATCCCTATTGAGCTTGATTTCTCGTTCCTGTACGGCAAAAATATGACCACAAGAAAAACAGGTTCGCAGACCCAGCGCACATTCAGACAAGCACTTCGGACACTGCTTGGTGATCGCTTCCATCTTGAATGAGCGGGGCTTGCGACCTTGAATCTTGTTGACTGGACCCATGACCGCTGAGTTATCTGTGTAGTCAGCGATGAGCGCTGGCTTGTCTTTTTTGTTTGGATGAGGACGCATGGCGCGACCAATCATTTGGACCCACAAAATGGGTGATCGGGTATTTCGGAGCATCCCGATAAAGTCTGTGCCAGGCGAATCAAACCCAGTAGTCAAAACTCCGATGGAAACTAAGCATTGCAGTTCACCCGACCGATGCCGGTCAATCATACTGGCGCGGATATCTTTGGGAGTCATGCCGGTAATGACCTCGGCATCAATGCCATTCTTCACCAGCTCTTTGCCGACGTTGTGAGCATGATCCACGGTGACACAAAAAACAATCCAGCTCTTACGGTCGGCGCCGAGCTTTGCCATGTCACGACAAGCCTCTCTAGTAAAATCGCTTTTATTTATCATGCTATCCAGTTCAGAGATGACAAAATCCCCACTACCAAAACGCTTCACAGAAGAGGCATCAAACTGAATCGAGGTCTTGGCTGGAGCGATCTTACAGAGATATCCTTCCTTGATTAACTCCATCATTTCGACAGAAGCAGCGACATCAGTGAACAGTGAATTTTTACCCTTGTGCAGCCAGACTCCATCACCTCTAAACGGTGTTGCGGTTAATCCGCAGACGCGCAGTGCCGGGTTACGCTCGGTTAGCTTTTCGATAGCCGATCTGATCATCCCGACGTTATCGTTGTTGGTTAGGTGCGCTTCATCGATAATAATGAGGTCGAACTTGCCGACCTTATCGATGCGTCTGAAGATCGTGCCGATGGTTCCGATGATGATAGGCTGGGTGTAGTCAAAGCGATGCATCGAGGCCGACAGCACTCCCACCACCACCGGATCATCGATCATGTTCAGTAACTTTTCATAATTCTGTTCGCAGAGTTCTTTGGAAGGCACGATGATCAGTATGCGCTGATCACCAAACTCCATTGCCAGTCGGCAGATCTCAGCGACGATGAGCGATTTACCTGACCCAGTGGGCAAGCCCATCAGTGGATGGCCGGTTTTATTCTCGCCGAACCAATGCCAAAGCTGATCGATAACCCGCTGCTGGTAATCTCGTAATTTATATACCGTCTTCATTATTTCACGATCCTTCCATCACCAATCTCACGAATCGTATCAACGTCATCGTCACCGAGAACTGCTGGATTCGCGCTTTGAATTTCTTTTGATGAATAGCCTGGGATCATCCAGCAGTTTTCAAACCGAGTGCCATCAGGCTTCTCGTAGGTGATGGAATTGCGTGACTTGTCACCATCAACCACCTTGGCGAAGGTAATAAAATTCGGGTTATAAAGATGCTCTTTACACTCGGTCGTTTTTTGATCGATGATGTCACTACCAAAATACGCACATGACCATCGAGCGTCACCATCTAGCTCGGCAGTTGAATGCACACAGGTACGACAGTTGATTGCTGCCATCTCACTTCCATGACAGATGTCTTGATAGTCACACCATTTACATTGATACCAGCTTGGATCTTCGGAGATCTTTTCTGGCGGCGAATCAGATGTGATAATAGTGTGGGCGCGATTCAGCAGAACCTCGGCAACACTCTTATCATAGTTGACTCGTTCTGAATAAAGACTGTCGTCATTTTTATTAACAACCAGGTAAAACGCACGGTCCATCTGGGACCAATGCATATACATTTGCATCTGTGCAAAATGTTCGGGCTTTGCTTTCTCAACACCTTCCTTACATAATTTTTTAAACGCCTTGTCACCGGATGTTTTAAATTCTATAACGTGCCATGTTTTCCGCGCCTCAACAAATCCAATGCCGGCTCCGTCCATCGAGCCACCGAAATGACCCCCGATAGCGCCGAAGGTAAATTGTTTGCCGGTCCCTTTATCAACCGTGACAACATGAACACCGGCATCTCGCAATAATTTAACTAGGTTAGGTTCTTCCAAATGACCCCGCTGGAAGAGTCGCAATATTCTGCCGATGCGTTTCTGTAACTTGCTCCAGCGAAACGAATACCAGAGCTGCCGCTGGCACGGCGCTCCAATAATCGATGCTCCCAAATGATACCGAAGGCCATCATCGGCATTGCACTCGACGATTTCATCTATCTTAGAGATGGTGGTTTCGGGTTGAGGGATAGTAGCCATTTTACTTGGCCCAAGGTGCTGCGGAAGTTGCGACAGCTTGTGGTGCCGCTTGTACTTGTGGTGCTGGCGTAATGCCTCCACCGAGTGGTTGAGGGTCAACAGATTTGAGGCGATTTTTATCGCTGTAGCCGTTAGTCCCAATTTCGGTATGAACCTCCGCTTTGAACGGTACATTGTAAAGTTCCGACGGATCATTGACACCACCAATACCAAGGGCTTTACAGATGCAACCTAGCTTGCGCTGGGCCATTTCTTGAGATGCGGGAGTAGCGTTAATAATATTAATGTTGTCCCAAATCTTACGACCTTTGTGTGGGCCATCCACTACTTGCGTAGTGAGCGTTAACATCTGGCCCCCTTTCTGTGTCGTTTTCATTTCGCCTTCTGTGATGATGAGTGTATAAGTACCATTCGGTAGCAGCTCGAATGATGGTTGTGCGTCAAAGATAGAATCATCTAGATCGCTTAGATTGAAATTTAAACTAGCCATTGTTGGCCTCCGTTGTGTCGTGATTAAAAGTATTAATGACATCACACACTGCTTGAATGTGTTTATCGGGTATATTTCTGCTTCTGCTTCCCCAGGCGTAAACGGTGCTAATCTTCAATCCCAGTTCGTCGGAGATCTTGTATCTTAATTCCCAGCGAGTGATGTCTGCTTTGGTTAATGTTTCGGGGGTAACAGGGTCTGGGTTAGCCATTCGCTGCCTCCTTTGTGGTGGTTGGAAATAGTTCTGCTGAAAGTGCTACCCATGAGAGCGGAATTTCAGCCGGTAATACCATGCGGCTTTTGGCCGTGTAGGCTGGATTAGGCGAGGTATGTAAGACCCGCTCCGATGTGGTCATGGCGCGGTTGCGCTTTTGGTTAAAGCCTTT